CCTGTCTGCGTAGCGAGGCTGCAGCTGTGATGGATGCAGTTGTCTTGCTCAATCGTGTTGAACCAGGAGTTAGCTCCCTCAGACAACTGTCCTAGCCACTTCTGCAGGGTAAGGAGGCGAATGAACATCTCGCATTCTTCATGCAACAGTTCGTTCTTTTGCTGCAGTGCAAGGTCACGGATCTCAGCTAGGCAGGCTTCATCCACTTTGGGCTTACCACTGTCAGTCAGACGTGTAAACCGAGCACCACGAAACTGCTGTAGCGCCCATGCAATGTTCAGTCTGCTAGTGGGGTTGAAGTCAAGCAGCTTGGTGAAGGGAGCACCAGCTACATACCCTTTCGCTTTGTTCTGCCTCTTAGGCGTAAACACCTTTCCAGGGACATAAGGGAAGCGTTTGATGATCGCTGCTTCTAGATCTTGCATCTCTGCAGAGAGTTCATTACGCACACGTTCTGCAGCCTTCACATCAAAGCGAAAGCCTGAAGCTTCTTGCTGAGACATGATCTCAGCCATACGCATTTCAAGATGTACACAATCAAGCATTGTCAGGTTTCTCCTTGTTGAATCCAAATTTTTCAGTTAATTCTTTCTCGCGAGTATCTGCTCGTTTCTTTTGTGCAAGCTTTGCTACATTCTCCATGATTTTGAGAGTATCTTCAACAGTCGTTTCGTCAGGCATAACAGCACGGACTACTGAAAAGAGTTCATAAAACTCTTTAGCAGCAACTTGCATCTCTTTTTTAGTTAATGGATCCGTTTTTTTAGGCATAATCATTCATCCTGCGGAGCATAAGCTCATATAGTTTTACGGTTACTTCTGTATCTTGAATACAGTAATCAAGCATTTCTGGGGTATAGATATCCCAAGCAGCTTCGTGCTTACCAAAGTCGCCTTTGAAACACTTAAGGCGATAGCCCCATGCTTCTAGGCTATGACGGCCATAGAGTTTTTGTGGCATACCGATAGGCCGACGTTCGTGATCACGGTCAGCAATATGTGGATAGAACAATCTGCTCAGTACAAGTGTGTCAATGACTTGGCCTTGATAGTCAAAGTCGTATGTCTCTTTAATTAGAGGAATGTCATACCCAATAATATTGTGTCCAATGAGTACATCAGCTTGGCGTAGGCTTTCAATACCATCGTCGAGATCTAAGCGCGGAGCATCCCATACAAGTGGCTTGTCAGATTGACTTAAGTCACGTGCAACAATGCAGTGAATTTTAGATCCACGACGCAAGAGGCCAGTAGATTCAAGATCAAATAGAAGTGCTGTCGTTGTTTTCATTGATTTGTTCGTCATATTGTGAAGCATCGAAACTGCTTGATTCTGTCGGGCTATGCGTGTAGAGATCTTTGTCTTGGAACTGTTGCTCCCTGTCATCGAATCTAGGAGCTTGATTGTTGTTTTCAAAGCGTTGGTCTGCATCGTCAAATAGTGGTTCAATGGATATATAAAGTTCTCGTGCTAATCGTGCTGCACGTCTAAATTCGTCCTTGTAATATGGCTCCCATTCGTGAGCTAGGACAATAATTTTGCGAATGCCCATCAGATAAAGCTGAAAGACTGACGCTGAGAATGGATATCGCGTGGAGTAAATAACAGCTCCAGTGATAGGTGTGCCACGTTTACAAGCAGTGGCAATGGCGTATGTAATGCAATCCAGCTCTACTTTGCAGTCAGCCAGAATGCTTCTGCCATCACCGCATATCTCTCGATCACGGATAATTACACATCCGCCAGGAGCAATTGGATGAGTACTGCCGGTAGATACTTGCTTAGCAAGATCCATAAAGTATTTATCCTTGTTTTTGATAAATGTTGGGTCTGACTTTGGTGCAGGCATATCTCACATATTGAGTCGGTTGTTTCTATATTAGATAAGCGAGCTATTAAATGAGACATATGGATTACGAGAAGTTCAAAAATGAGTATAAGTCATTTGAACTATATAACAAATGGAAGGAGTATGAGTTTGAGGACGATGAATTTGAATCAATCGACCCTGAAGGTATTAAAGGCTTGAATGAAATCCTTGCACGTCGTAAGGATGTCATTAATATCAACAAAAATTGGTATGGTCAAAAGGATATGGTCAACAGTCCTGCTCACTACACACGAGGTAGTCAAGAAGTCATTGACATTATTGAGCAAGCGATTGCTGATGCACCTAGCAATGCAGAAGGATATCTACAAGGCCAAGCACTGAAATATCTTTTGCGTGTATGGCTTAAGGACAACCCTAAGCAAGACTGTGAAAAAGCGGTCTGGTATTTAAATCGACTTATTGATAAACTCGACTAACTAATGGCCGGCGTTAGCCGGCTAACATCGTTGAAAGTAAAGATTACCGTCTGCATGTGAAAGAGATTCAAACTCTTGAATATGTGGGCGGATTTTTTCTAACACTGTTTTAGTGTCTATAGAGGCGTGTTTGAACGTGCATGCGTAGCCTTCTGCAAAAGGTGAGTGCTGATGTATCGGGATATACCACATTAAAGGGATTAAGCAGTCCCAAGGTTCTAACCCTTGTGATGCCCAGCAATTAAGCTCTTCTAACCGAGCTGCAGTCTTGATGATATGAGCTTCATGAGCTTCAGTTTCAGGTAAAAACAGTTCATTGTATGGGGATATAAGAGCATGTTTCCACATGATTGTCCCGTCTCTATGGATTAAACGAGAGGGATGCACTTGATTACCCGAAGGTAAAGTCAAAAAGGATGCAGTCGAAAGATGCTTAACCATCAGACATTACCTTTGCGTTCTTCGTAATATTCGAGATCTCTTTGCCAGGAATCACCGGTGAACTCATTTAATACTACTCTCCCGATGTCTCGGAAAGTATTATAAAAAAGTGAAACCTTATCTACTGATGTGATCGTTACATCGACAGGAGGTCCGTAAACAATCAAGTTCCAGGTTGATGGACACACAGGCTCAAACCCCTTTGCTGTAGCTCGTAGCTGCTTGACACGTTTAAATGGAATGCAGAAAGGGTAGTCAAGCAGTGCAGGCGCTCCCCGTAATATTTCAGAAGCGTTAGTAAAGAACACAAAGCTATTAATGTGATGATTGCGGTACTCATTAATAGTTTTGTTAAGCCATATTCTTGTAGTCCGTACTGCACCTTTGGGAGCAACAAAAACGTTGCCATGCCAATGTTCTTGCAATGGATTGGCTTCGACAGATGGAACTGACGTGGCGTCAACAAGCACTTGCTGTACAGGATCAGAGGTAGGGTCAAAGTCAATTGATCCCATCACTGATCGTGCACGCTCAATAATTTGAGGTGTTGGGTATAACGGCAGTTTTAATCCAGAAGCTTTTAGCTTATCCGCTAAATTCTGCTGTGATCGCTCGGAGGCTTTCTTGGCCCCCTCCTGCTTCGAGACTAAATGTTCTTGTTCCAGCATCACTGATCAATGTAATTAATACGTTTTTAGACCAGTCATTCTCATCAATTTCTTCAAGCAGTGAACGAAGAAACTCCACTATCTCTGTATCCTCTTCGCGTTCAGCGGAGACTAAATCAGATTCAACATCATGCCCAGACATGTATGTTGTGGAGTCGTTAACTAGATTGATTACTAAGGAGCCTGCGCCATTGGCTTCAACTCCATTCATTGCGACGTTAATTAAGTCTGTAAGAATAAGCTCAGCAGTAGCGGCTAAAAACTTTTGCTCGTTATTTTTTTCTTCACCGAACTTATCGGATTGTAGAAGTTGCTGAAGTAAATCTGTACGTCTAGACATAATTGAATGACTCTTTGTTTAGGATAAGTAATTTAAAATTCTTCTGTGGGGTTTTCATCGTTCTCCTCGTTATCAGTTGGAGCACGAAACAATCCAGGATGAAAAGGTTCAGTTTGTGAGATATGTCTGCCTTCAAGTATGTCTGTCATTACAGCTTCAAACCTATCCACATACTGCGTGTTTGGATCTAGCAAAAGTGCTGCTCTTGCTTCGATCTCTGCTGTATCGTCTTTCTTCTGTTCTTCTTTAATAGCTTCTTCAATTACATATTCAG